GCTGGCCGATGTCAGTTGCCGCACCACGCCCGACAGCTGGGCGCGCAAGGTGGTGGCGCTGTTTGACCAATTACAGGCCGATCTGGTGATCGGTGAAGTGAACCAAGGAGGCGATCTTGTTGAAACACTGTTACGCACGGTGGCGCCGCATCTGCCGTATCGCGCGGTGCATGCCAATCGCGGCAAGGTGCTGCGCGCCGAGCCGGTGGCCGCTTTATATGAGCAGGGTCTGGTCCATCATGTTGGCCGCCTGCCAGCGCTTGAAGATGAAATGTGCCGCTTTGCGCCCGGTGCGCTGGCTCTCTCGCCTGATCGCGTGGATGCGCTCGTCTGGGCCATCACCGAGCTGAAGCTCAACCAGAGCCAGCCGCGTCTGCGCCATCTGTAACAACAGCGTGCCGCATCATGCATGACCTGCCCCCAATCAGTTGAAAGGAAAATCATGTTCAATTTCTGGAAAGCCAAACTGCACAGCCGGCCTGCGGCCAAAGCCAGCCGCAGCGGGCCGGTGCTGAGCATCAGCTCGCCGGGTCAGCCGCGCTGGACGCCGCGCCGCTATGACCGTCTGGCGGAGGAAGGCTATCGCCGTAATGTCATTGCCTTTCGCTGCATCCGCGCCATTGCGCAGGCCGCCGCCGCTATGCCGGTGTTGCTGTATGAGGGCACGCGTGAGCTGCAGCAGCATCCGCTGCTTGCGCTGTTGCAGCAGCCTAATCCGCAGCAGGGCAAGGCCCAGTTGCTGGAGGCGCTCTATGCCTATTATCTCATTACCGGCAATGCCTATGTGGAGGCTGTGCGGGTTGATGCCAGCAGCGCCCCGCGTGAGCTGTGGGTGCTGCGGCCCGACCGCGTGAAGGTGGTGCCCGGCGCGCAGGGCGTGCCAGCGGCGTATGAATATAGCGCGGGCGGACGGCAGGTGCGCTGGCTGGCCGATGCGCTGACTGGCCAGAGTGATGTGCTGCACTTCAAAGGCTTTCATCCGCTGGATGATTGGTACGGCCAAGGCCCGCTGGAAGCGGCGCTGCAATCGATCGACCAGCATAATCAGGCCAGCAGCTGGAACCAGTCATTGCTGCAAAACGCGGCGCGTCCGTCCGGCGCGCTGGTCTATGCGCCCAAGGAAGGCCCGGCCCTGCTCAGTGAGGAGCAGTTTGCCCGCCTCAAGCAGGAGCTGGAAGAACAGATCGAAGGCGCGCTCAATGCCGGGCGTCCCTTGTTGCTGGAAGGCGGGCTGGATTGGCGCGCCATGTCGCTGAGCCCAACTGATATGGACTGGCGGCAGGGGCGTGATGGCGTGGCACGTGAGATTGCGCTGGCCTTTGGTGTGCCCGCGCAGCTCATAGGTCTGCCAGACAGCCAGACCTATGCCAATTACCGCGAGGCACGCATGGCTTTTTATGAGGATACCGTGTTGCCGCTGGCCTTTGCCCTGCGTGATGCGCTCAATAACTGGCTGACACCGTTATTCGGCCCCACACTGCGGCTGGATTATGATCTGGACGCCGTCTCGGCGCTCAGCCCGCAGCGTGAGGCGCTGTGGGCGCGCATCAGCGCAGCTGACTTTTTAACCTCGGAAGAAAAACGCCAGGCGGTAGGCTATAGCGCCAGCAAGCAGGTTTAGATCGCCAATTAGATCGCAGGCTTGGCCGGATTGAGCGCCGCGCGGCAGCGGGCAAACTGGGCCAGACCGGCTTCGGTCAGCGGCTGTTTCTTGCTGTCATCGCTGCTTTGGATGAACCCGCGGATTGAGCCATCCGGGCTGACCTGGCCCATAATGCGGATCGTGGCTCTGGCTCTGTTATCGGTGAGCTCAGACGTTTCCATCAGCTTGGCAATGAATGTGCCGTTGTTATTGCGCGGCCAGCTCACATACATGCTGGCAGCAACGGGCTGGCCTTGGCTATGCGGCAGCTTGGCTGCCGTATTCATGAAAGTCTGCTGGATATTATTCTGTGTGTTGACGGCAGCCAGATCACGGCCGGTCAGGAAGGTGAATACGCTTTGCATCGGCAGTTCATCACGATCAACCTTGGGGCCAAAGGCAATGCGGTCGGCAAAGTTGTTGAGCAGGCTCTCGGCCGCTTTGAGCGGGGCGAGTAAAATGTTCTTTTTCATGATCAGTCCTCGCCAGGTTAGAGTTTGCAGCCCAGCAGCACGCGTATCCGGCGGATGCCGTTGAGATCTTCGCGCGTGAGTGGATGGGTGTTGGTAGCGCCGGTGCTGGTCACACGCGTGCTGCATTCGGCATAGACGCGGCCATTAGGGCCAACTTGGCCACGCACGCGCATCAGGTCAACCATCGGCTTATCTTCAGAGGCCTGCGGGTTTTTGGGGTCAATCCGGTGGGCGGCGACATGAAAGGCAAAGCGGCTGGCGTCATTGCCCATCCAGTGAATGTTTAGCTCAAACTGGCGGGCAGCGGGCGCTAGCGGGGCCATGCCCACATGCTCAAAACCCTGGTTGCAATAAACACGGCGGCCCAGATCCAGATAGGTGTTGGTTATATCGCGCGGGCTGAGCAAGCCGTAATTACGGCCGGTCAGCGCGCTGAACACTTCATACGGGCCCACTAACGTCTGCTGCAAGCCATCAAGAGTCGGGATGGATGATGGGGTTTGAGCAGGCGACCCAAAGCGGGCGGCAAAGCGGTTTAAAAACGACATTTCGAAAATCTCCGGTCTCCTTGCTAGCAAATTAGGCAGGGGGTGTTCAACACAAACTGTCTAAAATTGGAGGGATTATGACCCAGAACAGGGGCCTCTCGGCCTGTCAGCACAAGGCGCCCAGCGCCTTTTTATTGAAAGCAATCAACGACGAGAAAGGCATCATCGAGGGCTATGCCTCTCTTTACCATATTGAGGATAGCGACGGCGACGTGGTGATGCCCGGCGCGTTTGACGCCAGTGTGCGCGCGCTCGGCAAGGCCGACCGTCCGCTGCCGTTGCTCTGGCAGCATGACATTGCCCAGCCCATCGGTATCTGGCAGCTGGTCAAGAGTGACAGCACCGGTTTGTTTGTGCGCGGGCAGCTGTTCATTCATGACGTGGCGCGCGCGGCCGAGGCCTATGCCCTGCTCAAGCGCAAGGCGCTGTCGGGCCTGTCGATCGGGTACAAGGTGGTGGACGCCCTGCGTGACCGCCAGCGCGGTGTGCAGCTGCTCAAGAGCATTGCCCTTTACGAGATTTCATTAGTCACCTTTCCCGCGCTGGAAGCGGCGCGGGTCAGTGGTGTGAAGGCCCGCTTGCCGGGCGCAGCGCTGCTCAGTCAGCCACCATTGGTGGGGGCGCTGCAGGACTTAACCTGCAGCATCCGTGCGGCCATGCCCGCATCCGCTTCCCGTTCAACCAGCAAGGAGTAGAGAATGGATTCATATACCGAAACCCGTACCGCGATTGATGACATGCAGCGCCAGTTTCAGGCGTTCAAGTCAGCCCATGAGGATGAGCTGACGCAGCTGCGCACCAAAGGCGCGGTCGATGCCGTCACCACCGACAAGCTCAATCGCCTCAACAGCCTGATCGATGGCTTGCAGGACAAGATCACCCGTCAGGGCATTGCCGCCAAGCGTAGCGGCAAGTCAATGGAGAGTGCTGCGTACGATCCCCTGGCCGATGAGCATGGCAAGGCATTTAACGCCTTCCTGCGCAAGGGTGTGGATGGCGAGCTGCTGGCGCTTGAGCGCAAGGCCATGACGGTCGGCTCTGATCCGGAAGGTGGCTATATGGTGCCAGCTGACCTGAGCGGCCGCATTGCCACGCGCCTGCGTGATTTTACCCCGCTGCGCCAGCTGGCCAGTGTCATCGAGATTTCGAGCGATGCGCTGGAAATGCTGTCCGACCGCAACGAGGCCGAAGCCAGCTGGGTGTCCGAAACCGCTAGCCGCGCCGAAACCGCCACGCCCGCGCTGGGCAAGGTGCGTATTCCCGTGCATGAAATTGCCGCGCAGCCCAAGGTCAGCCAGAAGCTGCTGGATGATGCTGCCATCAATGTCGAGGAATATCTGGGTCAGAAGGTGGCCGACCGCATGGCCCGCCGCGAGGCAGACGCCTTTATCAATGGTGATGGGGTGAGCCGCCCGCGTGGCCTGCTCAGCTACACCACCTCCACCGCTGATGATGATACGCGCAGCTGGGGCCAGCTGCAGTATGTGGCGTCAGGTCTGGCGGGTGGTTTTGCCTCCACCAATCCGGCCGACAAGCTGCTTGATCTTGTTTACAAGCTCAAGGCGGCGCATCTGCCCAAAGCCAGCTGGCTGATGCCGCGCTCGGTCTCGGCGGCCATTCGCAAGCTCAAGGGCGGGGATGGCAATTACATCTGGCAGGTTAGCCTGCAGGGCGGTCAGCCGCCCACGCTGCTGGGTTTTCCGGTGTTCTTTGCCGAGGACATGCCGGCGCTGGCCGCCAATTCGCTCTCGCTGGCGTTTGGCGATTTTGGCGAAGGCTATACCATTGTCGACCGCACCGGCATTCGCATGCTGCGTGACCCCTATACCGACAAGCCCAATGTGAAGTTCTACACCACCAAGCGTGTCGGCGGTGATGTGGTCAACTTTGACGCCATCAAGCTGATGAAGTTCAGCGCATCCTGATTGAGGAGACAATCCATGACCGTTCGTGATCTGAAAAACAATATCGACGCGGCCCATAGCCTGGAGCCAGCGGTGCGTCCCACCGGCACCTATAACGGCACGTCCGTTGATCTGGCCGGGTATCATGCCGCGCTGCTGCTGCTCTATGTCGGCGCTTATACCAATGGCACCCATACCCCCACGCTGGAGCATTCGGACGATAATGTCAGCTTCACCACCGCCAGCGCGGCTGAGCTGGATGGCAGCTTTACGCCCATCAGTTCGGCTGGCAGTGCCAACAGCGTGCAGCGCGTGGGCTACCGTGGCAGCAAGCGCTATGTGCGTGCGGTGATGAATGTGGCCAGCGGTGCCACCGGCGCCGCTTCAGCCGCGCTCATTGTGCGCGGTATGCCGGTGACGCAGCCGGTCTAACCGGCGCGTAGGGGAATGGCGCGGCGGATGGTGTTAGGCCGCCTGCAGGTGTCCTTGTTCCAGAACCCGATGGATCACCCGGCGCAACATGCGCAGGGAGAATTGAAAACTGACCGGATCCGGCACTACGCTAATGCGCGGCGCTGGCTGCCAGACGGGGCGGGGCTGGACCTGTTCCAGCTCGATCATGCGGCGCACCACGCGCCGGGTCAGGTTCAAACTGATGCGGAAGGAATGCTGGATGGAATTATCCTGCTGCGCGGGCCGTCCGGCCGCGCCATTTTCAAAAGTGCTGCTCATGTCTGAACTCCCGCGACTTATCGTCGTACCGTTCAGTCTAGGCGATGGGTAGTTAAGGTCCGCTTAACTTTGATCGGGCCTTCCAACATTTAACATGCAAACAGGAGAGAATATGGCGGATTTTTTCGCAACGCACAGTGCTGGCCTCGATAGTCCGGCGCAAAAGGCCTTCGCCATTACGGCGGATGACAATAACGATCTGGCCGTGACCACACGCGCCATTTATAGCGGCGCTGGCGGTACGCTGGTGGCCATTCTGGCGGATGATGCCAGCGCGGTGACTTTTAGCAATCTGCCTGCCGGGCAGGTGCTGCCCATTCGCGTGCGCCGGGTGCTGGCCACGGGCACCAGTGCGGGCATCAACCTCATCGGGCTGGCGTAATCATGTTTTTGGGCCTGTCCACGCGCATCACCCGGCCTGGCGGCAGTGATGCGCCAACCCTGACGCTGGAGCTGCTGAAAAGCTCGCTCGACAGCCGCCTGACATTTTCACGCGCCTCAAGCGCCACCGATATGGTGGGCGGCGTGCTGACAATATACGCCGCCGATGTGCCGCGCATCACACTGGCCGAGGGGCTGCTGCTGGAAGAGAGCCGCACCAATCTGCTCTATCCGTCTGAAGCGCTCGCCAGCCCGTGGGCAACAGCGGGGGCAAGTCTGGTGCTGGATAATGCGGTGCTCAATCCAACTGGCACTAGCGGGGCCTATAAGCTGACTGAAGGCACCTCAACCGGCGCGCATGAAGCGTCGCGGCAGGTCAGTAGCCTGACGGCGAGCAGCAAATATGCACAGTCCGTCTTTCTCAAGGCAGCCGGGCGTAGCTATGCGCAAGTCACCAGCTGGGACGGCAACGCCGCCACGCTGGGCACAGCAGTTGTAAACCTGACCGATGGCACAGTCCTCAGTGGTAGCGCCAATGTGCAGGCCTGCGCCAATGGCTGGTACCGGGTGATGATGGCCGGAACGCTGGGCGCCAGCGCCACCAGCAACTTTCTGATTGTGCGGCCGCATAATGGCACCAGCACCAACTACACCGGCGATGGCAGCTCGGGCGTCTATGTCTGGGGTGCGCAGATGGAGGCAGGCGCGTTTTGCAGCTCTTACATTCCCGCCAGTGCCAGCGCGGCCACGCGTGCGGCTGACAGCTGCAGCATGAATGTAGCATTGCTGCTCAATCTGAGCGAAGGCACCGTGTGGGTAGAGGCCAAGTCCGGCAGCGGGGCCGATGCTGCCGCCGCTACCAGCCCGCGCCTGCTGCGCCTTGATGATGGCAGCAGCAATAATCTGCATGAGATCCGCCGCAATGCGGCTGATAACGTGCTGCGCGGGGTGACCACCACCGGCGGGGCCGATCAGGCAGTGATTGTGGGCGCGGCCTTTGCCGTCAGCACACAGCTGCGCGCGGCTTATGCCTACCGTAATAACGACATGGCCTTCTGTCAGGCGGCTGCCAGTGTCGGTGCGGACGTAACCGGCACCATGCCGTCCGGCATTACCATCTTGCGTCTGGGCGCAGCGGCGGCGGGCAGCGGCCTGTTCAATGGCTATATCCGTGGCGTGAAATACTGGAACAAGCGCCTGACCAACACCCAGCTTCAGGGAGTAACCGCATGACCCACTATTATGATGCGGCGTTTGATGCGCCGGA